GTGGTGGGCATTGAACAGGTCGTTATTGAGCCTGCCTATCTTGGGGGCCAGCATGATACCGCGTTCATTGGCCCGCTCTACGACTTCCGTAGCCGTAAGAGTTTTTTCCGTTCTGGCCAGCATGAGGAAGAAATCAACATTGAACCAGCGGTCGATGGCGGCGGCGGCCCGATCCTCGCGGTCGGCCCCGTAGGGGTATTTGATGTCGGTATTGATAGGCTCCGGTTTATGTTCCGGCCTGTGGCCCCAAGTGAATCCGCCAGGACCGATATGTACCTTGCCTCTCATTTCAGCATGGGCATACATGGGCGGCTCTACAGAGAGATGGCCAGCCCGGAGCATGACTTCGGTTATGGAGTTTATGCCAAATATATCCACCAAGGCAAAGCAACCTAAGCCTACGCCATAGACACTGCCGGGGCTTTTGGCAAACCGCCAATAACTAAAGGGTTTGGAAAAGTAACCGGCGATCCGCAGAGGTCTCTGCTTGTCTTCCGGGACTTCTTCCTGAATATAAACACTTATCCATTCTCGGTCGGGCAAGTCTGTAATCCCGGCGAATATGCGGTCGGAGCGTTTATGGCAGACGTGTATGAATTTGAATCTTTTCAGCGGGTCTTTTTCTATGGCCTTTTGCAGAGGTTCGCTGAGTAATTCTTTATCGAAAGATTCGCCGGCATTACGCGCACTAAGTGGGTAATACCGATAGAAGGTGTCCACATTACTGCCGGAGTCTTCATCGACATAAATTTCGCGGGGATGAAAATTAAAACAAGCCAGACCGTTGCCTTGGGCATTTTCCTCTATCCAACTTGGGGCGTCGCCTATGCTGCCGGCATCACGGAAGATAGGTCCAAGATGGGAATAATAGTTACTGTTTCTCATCAGGCCGTAGATGACTTCTTCCACACCCTGGAGCCATTTGCGGACTTGAACATTCTTGTCCAGCTTCTTATTGCCCATGCGGTAGATGAACCAGTCGAGACTGGAAGAAACCAGGTGTCCTTGCATACCGTCGGCCCAATTTTCCAGGGCTTCCTGGGGGGCGGCATTGAAAACGGTCAGATTGGGCTTTTTGCCTTGGTCGGATATTTCCGTATCGTCCCATAAAGACAAATCAGGGCGGAGAAGTTGAATTACTTCGCGGCGAAGATTTTCCCAAGGTTTGCGGACATCCTGCATGGCCGAGAATCTGGCTGAAAGCCGTTTATAAAGATTGTTTTCGGATTCCGGCATTTATTCTCCCAGTTTCAATTTCCCAAACAGTTTAGGATTAAGCAGGGCCGGGGATTCAAAAAGCAATCCTCGGCTCACTAGACTGGCACTTCTGGCCATCGCCCTCTTGCGGCGGATAATTTCTTCCAGTTTACCGCCGGTGGTTTCTGCCGGTATCATGGTCGGGGGTGGCACTCTAGGTTTGGAACCGCCGCCGAAACTCATATCCTTCTCCTTCCGGCTTCCAATAAATCAGCATGTCCTGGCCCGTACCTGGTCAAACTGTAGGTCAGGGGGTTGTAATTATCAGCCGGCGAATAATCCTCTACGGCCCGCAAGGGGGCTGGATAGCCGATGCGGACATTGTTGACCAGCAGTTCATAGCGGTAGGTCATGGCTAGGACTCTGAAAGCGGAACTGACATGTTCCGTCCAATCTCGGATGGGATGTTCAAAATATATGGGCCTATCGGTGGTGGAGAGGTTGTTGTTTATCTGCCGTCTGAAACTGCGCATAGCTTCGATGCCTTCTTCGCACTTGGGCTGATGGAATTGGCAGAGGTAGAGCAAATCTCTGACGGCGGCGATGGAATCTTTCAAGTCGTACTTTTCATTGACTTGAAAATCTATGCCTAATTCATGTGCGGTATCAATTAGGTATTTGCCGGTTTGTATGTTTTTGGCATTAGGGCCTTTGACATCCCAAGGTGCGAAATGATGGGCATAGACATAAGGTTGGCGTTGCAACATAGCGGCATGTTCGGGTAAACCCAGTCCTTTGGAATCATAATAGAAGTCGATAATGCGGATATGGTCTCGGACAAACTGAACGAACCAGATGACGGTATGGACATGGCCTATATCCCAGAAGGTATAGACTTTGGCTGTAGGTTCGTAGGGATAGAAACCTATCTGGCCATTGAGCATGATGGCGTTCATTTCCTTGCCGAAGTAGGTGCTTTCGCCGTAGTCAGGCAGTTCGCCCATGATGCGAACGCGATATTCATTGGAATTTTCACCATATTTTTCACGGAGGTCTTGTTCATATTGGCGACCAGCGACGCCGGGTATGAGTTCCTGGCCGGTAATAAAGTTAGGGGTATCTTTGACGGCGATGGCTATTTGGTTCCACCCGCTTTCCGGCTGGAAGCACTCGGCGAAGTTTCCTTGCGGACTGGTGGGGTTGCCTATAACCAGCCAACGGGTAAAACCAGAAGTCAAGAGGTGCTGTGCGGCCTTCCAGAGTTGGGGCATGATCCCGGCAGCCTCGTCAAAAATAACCATTACGGAATCATTGTGATAGCCTTGAAAGGCGGTGGCTTCGAGCGTAACCGTATCAGGTTTGGCGGCGAAGCCCAGGGCGTACCATTTCTTGCCTATTTCGTCCTGAAGGTCTAATTTACACCGGCTGATTCGTCCGCCCAGTGGTATTTTAGCGTTGGAATGTGCTTGACGAATTTCACGCCAGAGAATTTCGATTACTTGACGAAATGTGGGACTGGTAGTTATTACCGTGGCTGGATTATGGCAATAAAGAAACCATAAAGCCAACCTGGCAGCACAAAAAGTTTTTGACACGCTATGCCCCGCACGGACGGCGGTGCGTGGATTGTCTCTAACGCTTTCGGCGATCTCCGCCATTTTGCTCCAGACATGGCCAGGGGCCACGTCCAAGGCTTCGGTCAGGAACCTGATAGGATTGTCTCTCCAAATCTTCCGGCGTTTAGAGAGGCTCTGCGGGCTTATGGTTTCTAGCGGCATCTATTTCGTCCAGCGAGTTAAAGGCAGATGCAAGGGTTGTTATGGTCATCGAGCTTTCTACTTTTTCTGTCCACATTTTCAGGTGTTTGCCTAGAAGTTCCAGGGCGGCATGGGCGGTTTTAGGGTCTTTGCGATAAAGGGTAATTGAACCATCTCGCCTTTTATATTCCTTGATTTCCAAACCGTATTCGGCCATCTCTTTTAATTTTCCAAGAACGTACCTAGCGTTGATTCCTAATTCAGCCAAGAGTTCATTGTTCAATTCTTCGAGCCGTTCCTGGATTTGAGGAAGGGCCAGCAATTCCTTCGCTTTTTTGCCGGCCACCGAAGGTTTGTAGCCAACACTGATAGCCGCCTGCTTGCCATTAAAATCCTTGACGTAGGATTGCGCGAAGCGTTCATGGCGGATTTTACTCAGAGGAGGCATCTTTTAATTCTCCGAGACTTTTAGCATCATCAGGTTTATCCTGCGGGTTCTGATTTGCCGGAGCAAGCACTGGACAAGCGGACTCAGGTTTATTTCGCAGACACCACCAATTTCGCCCGCGCCATTCTCGATAGCCACAACTACTAGCTTGCTTGTTCGGACAAGGACAAGGCTGCATCTTTGATTAAGCTCCGGCATTTTCGGTTCTCAGAAAACCCTTGGGGCCTGGGACTTTATTTTCTTGGGGAACATTGCTCCGTTGGCCCCTTGGGTTATCAACTTTCAAGAAAAACCATAAGCAAAACAGACAGGAAACTTATCAGCCATCCAAAAAAAAACCAGAGACAATTTGCAGGGGAGTTATTTTTTGCCAGTAGAAATACAATTTCGCACCTATTTCGGAGGCGGGGTGGCCAACAGCGTTTTCCGGCCCTTCACTGACGAATAAACGCTGATAGCTACCAACAGAATCGCACCTATGCCGTTGGCGGCTTGACCGGCCAAACTTTGACTTTCCAAAGAATCCATACCCAGTTTAGCAGCCAGAACCCAGGCAATTCCGCGAGTTACCAAACCAATGACCCAAGCTATCAAAACTTTGTTGTCCATCTTAAAAGCCTCCCAAGCGAGTTTAAGAAAACCACTAAAGACTCACGCCAGCAGCCGCCAAAGCTATGGTCAAGAGTATCTTCATCAGGCCCATTAACGCCGCTTTCCCCAAGTCGTTCTGGGCCTTGTTCTCTACATTCGCCGCCTGCCATTCTGAATTGATCTTTCCCCATTCCGTCAGTAAATCTGAATTTGGCAGTTTTTTGAGAACATCGGTATAAGCCGTATAAATATCCCCGGAAATGATCTTGGAAAGCCAAGCCTGAAGTTCCTCGGCTGTCATCGACAGAAACGCCGGCCCGTAAGTAACAGCCCAACTCGATAGCTCCGGAGGTAGTTTCCCTTTTAACTCGTCTAACATCATGCCAAATTCCTCTTTTTGTAGGCGAGGTAGGCGCAATCCCGTTCACAAAATAAACCGCCTTTTTCTGGTTTGAAAACATAAGCGTCCAATTGACGCAGACATCCGTTGCACCTACTCCTTTTAGGCGGCGCTAGTTGGTATTCACCTCGTAGGGGTTTGTTAACCAAGGCCATTTATTACTCCTTTCTGTCCCTGGCATCACGAAACCGCTGCCATGTCGCCGCCTGCAAATTCAAGGCGTTGACCATCTCTGGCTGGCTCAGTGTACCTTGGGTCGCTCTAAGGGCCGTCTCTTGCGACAAGGCCGCCGTACGGTCCAGCAAGTCAGAATACTCGCTCGACATATAAACGCACCCAGACATCAAAATTATCAAAACAATCATCACCCCAAAACAACCAATATTCTTTGCCATTACAGAACCTCCACTTTGACCATATCCCCCATCTACCCCCATGTTATACACTTCCTAATTCCCAAGTCAAATAAAAAATCCAAAAAAAAAATTAACCCTAACGCTAAATGTTACCTCACGCCTTTTGTTACACTATATATGCTACACACAATATATAGTATGCCCCAAAATTTGTTATTTGCCTAATCTTAACTTGCGAGACTGTCTTTCTGTCAATAAAATGTCTTTTTTGCCGCCGTTACATTCCTGGCAAGCCGTTACAAGGTTGGTTTCTATAGATTTACCACCATTGCTTTGTGGATTTATATGGTCAACAACGAGTTTTGCTCCGTCTTGAGGTGTTTTTCCGCAATATTGGCATGTAAAATTGTCTCTGGCAAGTATGTTAAATCGCAAAGATAAATATGCCGGTTCTTTAGCAGGCGAAATTTTACGGCGAAATCTGGCTGCCTCGCCTCGGCATTTGTCCGAACAGTATTTCTGCCCTGGCCTACGGATTTTAGTGGATGTCGAAATGTACGAATGGCACATTACACATTTCGGTAAGCCTATTGTAAAATCTATACCTGGAAATTCATCCCGTCTTTTTAACATCTAAAACTCCTAATTTTGGCCTATAAACGATTATTTTATGGTAAGTGGTCCCCCATCCGCCTTGTCAAGAATATTGTTTCATCCTACGCAATCCTGGACAGCCTACAGCAATCGTAGTACCAATGCTAAGACTACTAAACATCTATTTCCCAAAAATCCCCCAAAATTTCCACGGA